AGTTAGGTTAGCAGTAATTTCCCCATCAGCAGACATTTGTCGCAAATCACCCATTGATTTTCCAGTGTATTTTGCAATTGCCTGTGCCAATAATGGGGCATTTTCCATGATGCTTCTGAATTCATCCCCCTGTAATTTACCAGCAGCCATTGCCTGTGTAAGCTGGTACATTGCAGAAGTTTGTTCCTGAATACTTGAACCACCAATTACGAAGTTCTTATTCATCAGTTCAGTAAAGGCAATCATTTCATCATTGCTAGAAAAGGCATCTTTGGCAAGGATTCCAAGTTTTGAAACAGCAGAAGCAGTATCCATATACACTGACCTTGATCGCTGTGCTGCTTTAAATATTTCATCCTGAAGTTCTGCTGTGGTCTGTAGTCCATCATTCATCAAATTAAGCCTTGCTGTTGTGGAAGTCATTGAATCTGACAGGTCAATAATTCTATTCAGTCCAAATGCAGCACCAAGGGTTACAACCATACCTTTTAATTTACTAACTAAAACACCAGCAGCACCAGAACCACTTCGCATATCATTATTAAACTGTTGTTGTGCCTGGTCAGCTTGCCTTATTTCCTGTTCTACTTCATTGAAGGCAATTTCTGCCCTGTTCAATTCTGCTCTGGCAGCTTGGATGCTGTTGGTATCAATTGCATTATGTGAAGCACTCTGAATGGATTCAAAGCTGTTCAAAACAATATTCATTGCATTGTTCATACTTTTAAAAGCTGGTGACATTCCATCAGTAATTTGTATTGCAGTTCTGATTGTAGCCATTTTCTCACCTGCCTTTGCAATGAAATAGCAGGATGGTCAATGTAGAACCACCCTGCTATTTCTTTTTAGCGTTCTTAATTTGTTTTTCTTTCTTCTTATCTTCTTCCATCTTCAGTTCAATTGCAGCCACAACAAATGCTCTTTCTTGCCTGTCAAGCTGCAAAAACTGTGATGGAAGCATGTGAAATTTGTGAAGGCAATAATAAGCCATATTTGCTTCAAAATCACCTTCACTTATGAGTTTTTTGCTTCATCAACCGTTTCTTCAAAAGTGACTTCAAAGCCGTTCACTTCTTGCACCTTTGTCAAATAATCGGCATATTCCCCAGGTGTCAGCATGGTTTTCAGTAAGGCATCCGCACCCATCACACCATAACTATTCTGAAGTTCGGCATCGTCAAGGTTCGGGAAAGCAGTACACTTTGCAGCCAATTTCCCAAGATACAGGTTGTAATCTGTTTCTTGGGTAAACTGATTTCTTTTTCCATTGACAGAAACTCGCTTTGTGCAAGCCTTCCTTAAATTTTCATCTTCAGTTGATGTGATGCAGCAGATTTCCCAAGGAATTGGTTGACCATCTTCACCAAGAAATCTTTTTGAAGCAGCATATTTTACATTTTCAACTTTCAGTGCATTTTGTGCCAAAAAACCTGATAAGTTACTCATTCAAAGCATCCTTTCTTTTACTGCATACCAGTAAGCAGACTAAATTTTTCAGGAAGTTCAAAATCTTCAAAGGTGAAGTCAATGCTTTCATCCAAGTATTCCGCATCAGCATCAAACTTGGTAAGCAGTCCACCATCAAGATTGCAACCTTTCAAAATAACAGTCTGCCTTCCAACACTGGATGTCACATCTTCATTTGTCACCTGAATATCAAAGTAAACATCTTCACCAGTATTTTTATACCGGTAAAGAAGTTCCCTGAAAATGCTGGTGTTGTAATGGAAGGTTGCGTTTCCTGTACCCTTCCAACCAGTGCTTTTGTTGCCTTTGCCTGTCTTTCCCAGGATTGGAATTTCAGACTTGGTTTTTTCAAAGTTTGCTTCCAGGTTAATTGCTTGCATGAAATTGTATCTATTTCCTTCAATGGTCACAAAACATTCAGCAAGGGAAGCACTGACAGCATCTTTGGCATTCATTACATTGCCCATTCATTACACCCCTTTCTTATTGAACAACAACAGTCATATACAATTGAGCCATTGCATTGACAGGTGTGACCGCATCACCAACCACAACAGCTTTCTTGGTGCTTCCAGCTTCAACAGTTACCAGGTCAGGGTTAAAGTTTTCAATTGCCCTGATTGTTTGCAACTGCTGATGATGTGAAACAATGTCATTCCACAAGCTGATTCTTCCAGCAGCATCATTTGGAACATTACCAAGATATTTTGTATTGAACAAAGCTGCAATGTCATTTGCAATTTGGTCAAGAACTCTGATGGTCTGATTGCTGCTGAAATCACTTGATTTTTCTGCTGTAACTGTGATGAAGGTGTTTATATCTTCAAGCACACGAACAGTGTCACCAACCTTGTGGAAAATGAATTTCCCTGCTATCATGGCAGCTTCCAAAGCAGCCTGGGTGTAATTGACATCAACAGTGAATTCACCATCATACACCCTGTTTGTAAGGCTTCTGTTGACCGCACAACCAGCTTCAGCACCAGTTGCCCAATACACCAGGGAAGAAGCAACAGCACCCGCATCTGTGACCGCATTTTCAACAGAAATGATTCCTTCATGGTCAGAATAAGTTTTGTAAACAACCGCCTGAAACTTAACACCAACTTCATCACGCAAACGCTTGGTGTATTGAACAAACAGTTCAATAATTTCAGCAGTTGTTGACAAACAACCAAGGGTGTTGAAACTGTAAGCTTCAAAGGCATCCAAAGCAGCTTGGTATTCCGTTCCTGTGACAGCATCACCATTTGAACCAAGGGTTAATGCCAAACCAGCAGTTACAACCAGGACAACATTTGCTTTCCAAACAACATAATCATTGTCAATCAAGTTGTCAGTGTTTGGAAGAACCGTTTGTTTGTCCAAAAGGGTTGTTCCAATGTAAGTTGAAACATCAACCTTTGTTCCATCATCAACATTGGTTGTAATAACTGTTTTCAGGTCATTCCCACGAACACCCTTATATTTTGCTGTGCAGTATGTGTTGGCTGCTGCAACACCAGTTTTCATCAGTTTATAGAAATGTCCAGTTTTGATGTTCTTGAACAAATCCCTTAAACCTTTCATTTTGTCATGGTCATAAGGATAACCAAACAGCTTCAAAGAATCACTTTTGAATTCTTCCGCTGTCACCGTAAACACCGCAGCATCAGCACCCCAATCAAGTTCAAGTGCCAGGGCAGCAATACCCCTGTCAGAAAGAAGTGTTGAAGCTTTTGCAGCACTTATGAAGTTGATATAAGTACCAGGCAACACCTTGTTTTGTGTAATGAAAGTACCACCACCAAGTGCCATATCAGTTCACCTTCTCTTTCATAAATTTTTCAATCAAGTCATCCACTTCTTCAAGGGTGTATGACTGACCATCTTTCAGAACAACATTCACAACATCTTTTCTATGAATGTATTTTTTAGCTGAAACAATCTGTTCCTTGGTGAAAGCAACTGATTCACTTTCATCAAGATTCTTTTTTGTTGCCATCAAATCACCCTTTCACATCACTATTGACAACCAAAGTTTCCATGTCATCCAACACAACGCTTTTAGTCACAAACATGTTGTATTGAACAAAGAAGTGAAGAACACCATCGACTTTTTCATGATTCATTTCAGTTCCACGAACCATTGAACCATCCAAAAGGGTTATATATTCAAGGGCATCCAACAACTGTGAAGCAACAGCCTGAATTTCCTCATTGTTCCCAGGTATAGCAGGGAAGTAATGAATATCAAAAGGGTGTTGCCTGAAGTATCTTAACCCAATCATTTGGTTTTGTGATGGATTCAAAACAGCAATGAAAAAACAAGGTTCTTTCAAACCTTGTTCAACTGATTCACTGTATATTTTCATACCATCACCAAATACTTGGTTCAATTTAATGGATATACCATCAATCAGATTATTCACCATTGAAACATTCCCCCAAGTATTTCATCAATTTCTTTTCCAAAATCTTTGGTGCTTCTGAATTAAGTTCATTTTCCGATATTGTCAGCATGAAAGTTCCTTCAACCCAACCTTTGTGATTCTTGGTTCTATGACCAAATTCACGATAGGAAGCATAGCTTACTGGATTGATAATTTCAATCTGATACATATTGCCCGCTTTTGAAATACTTAAAGAATCGGCATAGGCTTTGGCATTGGATGTTCCACCTGACCTTGCTTCTTCTTCAGTCCTGGCAGTCCATCCCCGCCTTAAAGTTCCACCGCTTTTTCCTACTGATTCAGGATATTTTCCAACAGGGGTTCTTTTAATAACCTTTGCCAGTAGCCTTGCAGCAAGTTCTTTTGCAGCAGATTCACAAAAGGCTTCAAAATCCCCTCGTTCCATCTGCTGCATCCGCTTTTGAAGGTCTTTTAATTGTCTGAAATCACAGTTCCCCCATCTTGCCATTATGCCCACCCCTTGAATAACTCCAAAGGAACTTCTTGATGGTTTGTAAAAACAGCAGGTTCACCACTTCTTTCATAATCAGTTGTTTTACCGTTCTGTGTAACAGTGATTTTTGAACCTGCTGGAATACTAACAGTGGGAGAAATGAACAACTTTGCAGCTTGTGTGACCAGTGCAGCATTGTTGTTTTCTGTGGTGCTGGTAATACGTTCAAATGACAATTTACAGGGTTGGTTTTCATAAACAGCAACTTCATCAAATTCAGTTCTTTTATTGATTGGATTGGTTGATTCCTGCCTTATTATTACAGTGCAAATGCCTTTCCATAGCAGTTCAAGCGGGTTTACCATTTGATGCACCTGTATGAAACAAGTTCATTCTTCCCATAATTTAAAAGGTATGAAATCAAGGCATCCAATCGCTGTTCAGGTGTACTATCACCACTACCAATTGCATAGGTAATGTTTGTATCACCTTCTTGAATCTGTTTGATTGCTGCATCCAAATTAAACCCTGTCAATTGACCAGTTGATTTTTTGCTGAAAAGAAATTCACCAACAACCATATCAACTGCAATTTGATGAAGCCCATCAGGAATTACAATTGTTTTGGTAACAGAATCATAAACACCACAATCATTTTTAATGTGATTTTCAACTTTTTGAATGATGAAGCCAAGAACCCAGGCATCAGCTTCAGTCACAATGTAGCCGAATGAAGCCAATCTTGCAGTCACATCTTCAAGCATCATCATCACATCCTTTATTCAGTTTCTTTTTTCCTTGTGTTTCTCTTTTTAGGTGCTTCAGGTTCTGCAACACCTTCACTTATTTCAGCACCTTCAGCTTCAACTGATGTTTCAGGTTCAGGTTCAGGAACAGAAAGTTCCGATTCTGCTGCATCAAGTTCAACGGTATAACCCTTTGACTTGAACCAATCAATCAAATGGGGGTTGGATGTTTCACCAACCCCCTTGGGAAATTGAATCCCAGCAGAAATGCCATCATATTGTTTATTTGGTGCAAATATCTTTGCCATTAAAATTCACCATCCTTTATGCTTTTACTTCAACTTCCACTGTTGCTGTAACCGCTGCCGTATTAGCAAAAGGAAGTGGTAAAGCACCAAGGGTTGCTGTGAAAGTATATTTTGCAGCAGCAGCTTTATTATAGGTATCAGTATCAACCCAAGCTGCAACAGGAACAGTTGCCTTTGCACCACCTGCAAATGTAGCAGTTACCGTTGTAGGTAATGCAGCCTGAACAGCAGCAGCATTTGTATAAATTGGAACTGCCACCGTTCCACCATTCACATCTGCAATGGCATCAAAAGCAGTAATTTCAATTTTCATCAGTGTGATAAGTGCTGTTTCAATTGCTGCAACCAAAAGGTCTTTGGTCATCCCTGTTGGGTCAATCCCAGCATAGGGTGCAAACATTTGAAGTTCTGACATTGGCAAGTAATCCCATGGGGATAACGTATCAGAACCAGCAACTATGGTGTATCCCTTTGCTGTAAACCAGGCAATTAACCTGGTATTTGCATCAGGAACAGCACCAACACCATTGAAGAAATCCACACCATAATCACAATTGTGGTTTTCATTCAAAGCATATATTCTTGCCATATCTAAATATCACCCTTCCTTTACTGAACTTTGATTTTACGAAGAACACCAGCAGCCTTTGTTGCTTTTAAGGCAACAGCAGCAACCATTTCAACTTCACCTTTTTTAACCGCACCAGCAGTCTTGAAGTCAGGCAACCAAGTTTGAACAGGTACAACCCCAGCCATACTGATTGCATGGAATCCATCTAAACCAAGTCTTGCAGCAAACAGGGAAGTTTCACCTGTAGCAACTGAAGTTGCAACAACAGGGTCATTACTTCCAGCTTTTGCCCCAAGGTCAACCAGTGGGGTTGTTCCATAGAATTCAACCTGCTGACCAAAATCATTTTTACTGGTCATATACATTCCAGCACGTCTTGCACAAGCACGAATTTTGGCAATCAACTTCAGGTTTCCACCAATGAAAGAAGGTGTTCCATCCAATCCCATCAGGAATTCATCAAGGACATCCAAAAATGCCTTATAATTTGCATCCAGTAATGCAGAAGTTGAAAGGTCAATTGCTGCACCTGGAATGTACTCTGTGGAAGAACCAGTTAATGCTTTTTCAAGTCCATCAAACGCAGTAATATCAACCGCACTGTCACCATTGATGACCGTATCATTGAATAGTGCAGCAGCAGCTTTGATTTTCTGCTGTGATTGAAGGGTGACTTCATCAATGATTCCACCCATGTTGGAAATAACCCTGTCAATTTCAAAGCTTCCACCAAAAACCTTTAAGTCAGTGGTGTATCTTTGTTTGGTTACTTCCTGGGCAACATATTCACTGTTTATTGCCCTGAAAGCAGCCGTTGGTTGTGTGATTACCCTTGTGTATCCATAAGTAAGGGTTGCACCCCCACCAGTAGGAGAAACACAATCATCAAAGGTCAGATTGTTGAAAAGGAAACTGGATTTTGCAAATTCATCAATAACCCCCATCTGAAGGGCATCTTGAACATTCAGTTTTGCTTGTGCTAAAGTTACGGACATAATAAAAACCACCTTTCAAAATAGTTCAATTTTATTCATTTGATTCAAAGTGCATCCTTACTGCTTCAGCAAGGGAAGTTGGTGCATTTCCACCTGGTGTTCCGTCTTTACGTTCACCAGGCTTGATTCCTTTGAAGCCTGGTTTGGTTTCTACATTGAAAAGGAACTTGGTTTCTTCAGCTTCAACAAGTTTTTTCACTTCATCATCCAAGCCTTTAATGTTTTCACCATCCAATTCAGCTTTTTCAAGGAATCCAGCAAGCAAGGCTTTAACTGCAACAGTGTTCTTTGCCTTGGATGCAATCAGTGACTTTTCAACAGCATTATCAATCTGCATTTTTTTCACTTGTGCATCATAGTTGGCTTTCTCTGTTGTGTTTTGGGTTTGAAGGTCAGTAATGGTTTTCTTTAAAGCTTCTGCATCACCAGTGGATTTCTTCAGTTCTTCCAACTGGGTATCCCTGGTTTTAACATCAGTTTCAAGCTGCTTTTTAGCAGTATTCACTTCATCAAATCTTGCCTTGGTAACAAAGTTACCATTCAAGCTTTCCATCACTTTTGTTGCCTGTTCTTCAGTTAAACCCATAGCCATCAATTGTTCTTTTGTCATTTATTTTTCATCCTTTCAAATTACGTTGTTTTACATGGGTAACGAACCATGAATTTGTCTTGTTCTTTACCGTCAACAATACCAAAATGACGATTTTAATTTAATGAATCAATTTTCGCTTGAACCGCAGCAATATAATTTCTATCACTGGAAACCCTAATGTGACTTACCAACAACCAAATATTATTGGTCTTAGGAAGAAGCTTCTTTTCCACATTTCTTTTTACTGCAAAGGCAACCCCACGATTTTGAATATGGGTGTGTTGCTTGAAATTCTGTGGATTAAAAACAATATAAGATTCGTCAAGGTGTGATTTCTTAACTTGAAGCAATAACCCACCTTCTTTTGGAAAAGTGCCGAAAAAACCGCCTTCATATTTGCCCTGTAAGGCTTTAAAAAATTATTATAGGGGTAACTGTACCCCCTGAAAAATCAACGTTTCATGCTAATCACCCCTTAAAATTGGACATACAAAAAAGCACCTGCATTTTCGCAAGTGCTTTCACTTTTTGACTTATTTTAGAACAAATCTTGAATCAATCTTTTGTATATCCCTTCATCAATCTGTACCAAACTTTTTGTTCCATCTTTGAACTGCAAGGCAATTTGAAAGATTCCTTTTTCTTTTGCACTCAATGCACCCGCCAACATTCCAACCCCACCAAGTAAAGCACCACCAACAATTCCCCTAGCAACACCACTGACAGCACTTTTTTGATGTTCTTCAGTTATTACTTCATAAGCTTCAATGCTGTCTTTGTTCAGCTTTACTTTCTTGAATCCCCTGGCAAGTATTACCCCACCCATTGATTGTTTAACTTCCCAACCTAAATGTTCACCAGCAACAACATGACTAATCATGAATTATCCCCCTTTAGAATAATCACTTTGAAAGTTATTTTTCAAGTTCTTCAAATTCACATTTCTTTTGATTATCAACAATTTCTTCAGGAATTCCTTCAGGGTATTCTTCACAAGAAAACTGTTCATAATCATTTGGATGATACTTTATACACTTCAAACAATTTGGTGCTGTACCAATCATATTATTCACCTTCCCTTGTGAAATACTTCTTGACTATTTCCAGAACTTCCAAAGCAAATGGTGACGGTTCATCACTCAATTCTGCCATTGCAAAGGATTCAGCAAGGAATTCATCAGCATTTTTCTTGGCATATTCTGAAACAAAGATTTTTGATACTTCTTCTTTCCATTCTTCATATGTTAATTCATGTGTAACATGCCACTTCTTATCAAGGGCAGTCAATGCTCTGGAATACTTGCGTTTGACCGATTCAATTTCATTCCAAAAATCAGAATCAAATCCCCATTGTTTTGACTGTCTTTGTGAAGAAAAAGTATGCCCAAATTCATGCGTTAAAATTGCAATTGATGAATTCTTTTCTGTTCCTTTAGGATGAAATTGTGCATTAACATCTTTGGTATATGATTTTTCAAGACGGTCAGAATCTTTGAAGTACCTTGGTGATAGTTCCATTACACTGGTTTTTTCTGAACCAACCCTCACAACATGAGCATAAACATTATTACCGCAATCATTTGACTGAACACAATTCAAAGTGTTTTGATATTTGTTTTGTAAAGAAATAAGCTGTTCACCATTTTCTTGGGCAAGCTTTAAATCCAAATTGGAGAAATCAACCTTAACAATTCCAAGTGGATTCAAAGCATTCAAAACAAATTCATTTACTTCTTCGATTGTTGCTAAATCCTTGATTGACTTAATATTACCATTATTAGTTAATTGTTTCAATCCATCCTTAGAACCACCATCAATGAAGGTTTGTTTCCAATCCTTATATTTCATGGTTGAAGGAACATAATAGGTTTTACCATCCTTGCCCCTGGCAGCACGTTCCCCATAATCATCTTCAAAATGTGGAACTGTGGTTGTTCGACACCAGCAATGAAAAGGGGGTGCTGTAACACCCACTTCAAATTCTTTCATATCGAATATCTGACCATCAAGTTCCTGGCATATTTCTGATGTGTGATTGTCCAGGGTTGCCACAATTTCAAACCGTTCAACATCCAGTGCATTGAAACAATCTTTCTGTGAAGCGGATGCAAAGGCAGCGGATTCAGTCATGACCAATCTTCCAGCCTTGTTTTTATCAACATTGAACTGGTGTGATATATCTTTAATTGCCTGGTCAGGGGATTGCCCCCTAATGACTGACTGTGCAAGCTGTGTTTGCAATGTTCCAATAAGCTGTTGTTTGTTAGTCCATAACCTATCACTGAAGGTTCTTTTGTCACTTGACCAAGGTTTTGACAGCACCATATTCAATTGGTTGCTGTCCAGGTCTTGCAAATCCCAACCAACATTGAAACCCTTTTGGATTTCCCAAGCTGTATGATAATAACCTTCAGAATAGACATCCCTTAGAAGCTTATCCAATCCATCCTGCTGGTTACCATAAAGAACTTCAACCTGCTGTTGCATCTGAAGCTTTAAGGATTCCAGCCTGGAAATGTGAACCTTGGCTGAAGCGTTTTCAAGTTCCTTCATCCATACTGGATTCATGGCATTTTTTTCACCATACTTAATGTATTCGTCAACATCCCATTTGAATTCTTTCAATTCTCTGGTGTTCAGCAGCCGTTTGGCTTCAGCCATTGTGATTTTATTATTGACCGCAAATCTTGTGTACCAAGTTGATATTTCTTTTTCAATGTTCTTGGTTGCAATCATATATTGCTTTTCAAGGTTTGCATAATAAACTTGACCTTTTTGAAGTTGTGCTTCTTCAAGAAGTTCCATTCTTTTCTTCCAATATGGATTATTGGGCATTACCATCACCGCCTTCATCGACTGAAGGTTTTACTGGATTGAATGAATTCTTATAATCATCCATTTCAGTTTGTTTTTCATCCTTAACCCGCTGAAGTTCTTTTTCAGCATCGGTCACCCAAGGATGCTGTTCAATGATGGTTTCATTTGAAAGGATTCCTTCTGACTTAGCACAATTTTCAATGCTTTCAGATTCATTGATAAGAATATCCCTATTGAATATCACTTCAACTTCCTGACCATCAAAGTTTCCTGCACCACTATTGGCAAGATGGATGTTGATGAACCAAAGCAGTTCTTCAAATGAAGCCTGATATTCTGTTTCCATACCGTTTGCATCCAGGTCAATATCTGAATACATGCTTTGAATGTTCATTTGGTTTGGATTGTTGTTCATCCTGTCATCCTTGGCATCATAACCCCTGGCATTTTCAATCAGTGCCTTCTTGAATAATTCCAAGATTGCTTTGTAATTTTCGGCATTTACTTCAACGGTCAGCGTATCAACATCACCAGCAGAACCATCAACTGTTTTGACCTTGACAGCACCATAAAGTGCTAGGTTATGCCTAAATTCAGCCAGGTTCGTTCCATCCAGGTTCTTGATGACCAGGATTGTATTCCTTGCATCTTCCTGCATGTTGTTTTCAAAATCAGAAAGGATGGTGTTTATGCCATCCTGAAGTGATTTCACCCTATTGATAAGGGGAAGTTCTTTGTTGTTATACTTGAAAGGAATCAAGGGAATCTTCTGCCAGTTCATTCCTGTTTCATTTCCTTCAGCATCAATCAGAACCATGTGTGTGCTGCTTGGATTTTCAACATCAAGAATTAAGCTGCCATTCTGAAGAACATAGCGTTCAATTCCATGTGTAGTATAAATCTCAACCTTTTCAATGATTTTTTCAACTTTACCTTCATAACCTTGCACTTCATAAAGTCTAACCGCACAATCCAAAATGGTATGTGCTGCATCCGTCCAAAATGGAAGGATTTCATAAGGTTCAAACTTCTTGAAAGTAAGTTCACCAGCTTCATTGTAATAAGGATAAAGCCAACCGATTCCACCATTCAGGGAATCTTCCCCCAGGTTCTTCAATAACCTGTGGAATCTTTTATTAAACACCTTTTTCAATACTTCCTGGTATTGCTTGTTTTCAGTGTTTAAAGTAAATGGTTTCCCAAGAAGATAATTGGCTTTTTGGTCAACCATTTTTGAATATTGATTATCAACAATCTTGTTGTTGGGTAAGTTTTCAACTTCCTGAAGCATCCCATCTTTACCAATGACAGTTCTTTTCCTTTTCAGAATGTCATGGTCACCGACATAATACTTTTCACCAGCAATCATGGCTTTTCTTTTGGGTGAACTTTTCCACTTGGTAATTTCCAATTCAAAAAACTGCTTATCAGTCAGCCTGGTCTTTGAACCTTGTGCAATTATGTTGTTGATGTTGGCAGTTTCACTGAACATGTTAAAAGTGAACAATTGCGTTCACCCCTTTCTTAATCAAAACTAATTCTATTACCTGAACCAATCTTTTCTGCAATGCCTGTTGTCGCATCAGGGGCATCATCATGAAGGTTCTTACCTTCCTTCTGATATTTGGTCATTGCAACATAATATTCAGGGAATCTGTCTGCCCAATTAACAGGGAAATAAACATGGTTCATCACCCAGGTTGAATTGGAAAGGATTCTTGCCTGTTTGTTCTTTGACTGATGGAATGGGTTCACTTGCACTTTGTTGGTCTTATGAACTTCCTTCAATATCCGTTCAACTGACCTTGCAAATCCCCGCCCACCATTGTTCGATTCAATATCTGCAACATTTACACCATCTTCATGCAGCATCTTTGCCGTTGCTGGTTCAGTAATTTCCATACCTTCTTTGGTGTAAAGCACATTCAGAACATAAGCTTCATTTTGATAAACACCATAATCAATGCTGCAAAGGTAATCATTACCTTCATCAGCCGTATCTGTGTAATTCCTGATTTCAGTGAACAGTAGGTTTCCTTTGTCATCCATCGGCAGTTTCTTATATGTTTTAAAGCTGCTGTAAAGCTTGCCTTTAATATCAATGGGTTCTTGTTGATAGTTGGCTGAAGCTATATCCAAACCCATTGCCTTAATCTTTGATTGGTATGACTTATATGACAGCACTTCATCACAAAGCATTGTTCCATCATCTTTCATTGCCTTCAGGGTGATGTGCCTAATCTTTGCACCCTGTGCCTTGTAATGTTCCAATGCTCTACCCGCCAGGTCACCACTTGCCCACCTGGTCATGATGATGATGATTTTTGCACCTTCTTCAAGTCTGGAAAGCATGGTATTTGTAAACCAATCCCAATGACTTTGAAGCTTTTCTTCATTGTTGGCTTCCAACGCTGACTTGATAAGGTCATCAATAATTAGAATGGTTGCACCAAAGCCTGTTGCAGTACCAGTGGGGGAAGTTGCAAGGTAATTATTGTACCCGCCTTCCAAACTCCAAAGATTCATTGCCCCATCACCTTGTTTTATCTTGGTGTTGGGGAATACATCTGAATAAACTGGAATATATTTGTCAACCTTGGTTTCTTGAATGGTGTTTCTAACATTCTTTGAAAACATGGTTGAAAGGGTTTCATTGTATGAACCTGTCATGATTTTTTCATTACCGTTCTTACCAAGCACCCATTCAACCAAGTTTCCTGCTGTTCTTGACTTCCCATGCCTTGGGGGTTCATTGACAATTAAAACTTCATCATCACTTTCATAAAAGTCTTGAAACTCATTACATAAATCAACCAGGTATGTTCTTTCTGGTTTATAGAAATCAGGTGCTTTCAGATTGCAATAAAAAAAGAACTCACGTTTCGCAAGTTCAATTTGTGCATATAGCTTCAGAAGCTTTTCATCCATCATATATCAACTTCTTCAGTTCTTCAGTTGTTAATCCTTCCATTGGATTATTGACCTGACCTGATATTTCAACTTTATCCTTGAACATTCCAAGATGCTTTCCAATCAGTTCCAAGGCTCTCACCTTATCGCATGATTCAACCGCAATACCAAACTTTGTTTCTTTGATTGATGCAATGGCTGCTTTCTTATCAGTGGGAAGGTCATCAGTATCAATCAATTCAACAAACTGTTCAACTTCATTTGAATCTTTATATTCCTGGGTGTCATCATCCCACACCCGTCTTGTTTTTGGCTTGGTGACAACCTTGGCAAAATCAGAACCATTGCTGAAAGCTATCTTTGCCAGTTCAAGAAGCACTTTATCTTGGGTGATTTCCGTTCTTTCTTGAAGCTTTTGTTGCTTCTCTTTCATGTATGTCTGAACATTAACATTTCTTAACAATCTGACAGCAGCACTTGCAGCAACTTCATCCTTTTTTACACTCGGATATGCTGCCTTATATGCCCTAGTTGCATTAAGGTCAATCAGGTATTCATCAACAAACCGTTTTTGCTTTTCAGTAAGCTTTGCCATGTTATCACCTGCCTTTCTAAACGAAAATAAAGAAAACACCTGATGCAAGGAGGCAACACCAGATGTTTTCTTTGGAAATTTACAATGTTATCACAATAACATTGTAACACCTTAGATAATGCACTTGAAGTGAACGCATGTGACATGGAATGTTGCATTTTTACTTGATGTCAATACCGTTTAGGTTTGTTACTTTCAATGCAACATTTACAACACCTTTTAATATTTTATTGTTTGTTGTTTCTTTACCGGTTCTTTCCTTTATAACTTTGCAATTGTACCCTTTACCCTGTGAAATTATCTTGGTAACAAGGTAATATTCACCGTCATATTTTACTTTCATGATTTCACCTAAACAGTTCAATGATGACATCATCAGAAAACAAATGAATCTTCAAGTTATTTATCAAGCGGTTCTTATTTCTGCTGATTGTCGCAACATCAACATCAAAGTATTCTGCAATATATTCCCTGGTCTTTCCTTCAAAATACCTCAATGAGATAATGTCATAATAAGCATCAGATGAAATTTTCTGAAGGGCATCATCAATAATTTTGATGTATCTTTTGGTCATGAAAATTGATTTTAGAAGTGATTCAATCAATTCTTCAGCTTTGTCAGCATCAGTGCTGGTATTAAATTGACTACCTTCCCCTGCAAAGCTGGTAATGCTTTTGCTTTTTTTCTGGATACCTGATTCACCGATGAACTTAATATGATTTTCCTTTTCGACAATTACATCCTTGAAATTGTTGTAATTATATAAAAGTTGTTCTGTTTTTTGATAAGCAGAAAACCTTGTATCCTTCATGAACCCTTGTTTTCTTAACTCCGCAAGTAATTCAGAATTGGCTTCTTTGATGATTTCTTTTAAATTCTCCATATTTTCCCCTTTCTTTCAGGTTCAAGATGGGTTCATGATGGTTCAAGATGAATCTTCTCATCTTGAACCGATTCAAACCGTTGGTGTTACTGGGTTTCAGCCTATCGGTTCAAGATGGTTCGTTATTTTTCTTCTTATATTCTTATTTTTAAAGAATATATAAAATTTTTTGTTATATTTTTTAGTATATAGAAAGAACTTTGTATTCATCTTGAACCATCTTGAACTGCATCCTTCAAACCGTTGCTGTATCTGCATTTGAAGCGGTTCAAGATGATTATTTTTATCTTGAACCCATCTTGAACTTTTACCTTCATCTTGAACCGCTACTGCAACAAATCTGTTTTCGGTTCAGTATTAGAATTCACATGTACCATGAAAGGAATGATTGTCTGACCTTGAAAAGTCACATATATTCTTCCACTCTTACTGATTTGTTCCAGTTCCGCAGCATCCAATTCAAAGCAGGTTTCCGTTGCAAGCTTCCCATCACTGAATTGAATCACTGTTGCGGGAAGCGGGTCACAACCTTCACCAGTGTAAGTTCTGTTTGCATATTGTGTTTTAACAGGTTTCATTTTCTTCACCATCCGTTTCCATAAAGTTTTTAAGAATTAAGGCACATTGAAGAACTTCAACATCACAATCTTCCTTGTGTTCGCAGCAATAACAATACTTATCTGATAACCAATCCACTATCCAATCAGGGGAATATTCATTCTCTTGATTTTCGCTGCAAAAAGTTTTAATCATATTATCACAGTGGGTGTGTAAGCATCTGTCAAAGAAATCACCTTCATATTTTCCACTTTGTCTATGATACTTTTCACTAATGGAAATATTTTGACAGCACAATTCACACTTATGAACCTTCTTTGCGTTGTGAATTTTATCTGTAAAAAATTCCATCAGCTACACCCCCATAATCTGTGAAGCAATCATGTCTGCTGTATGTGTCCAAAGCACATTAGGATATTTTTTGACCGATGCTGAATAATACTTCCAGTTTTCCTTTTCATCAAAGCTTCCCATGTGCCACCTGATGCACATTACTTCTTCAGGGGTCAGCTTCATGTGCTGTGCCAGGTAAATCAATGACTTGTCACCATGACCAGGAATCAGGAAATCATTATTGTAATTCCAACCACTACCATCAGAATTTTGTTTATAAGCATCAATCTTGCAAAGGTCATGGAACATTCCAACCACAAAGGGTGACCTTAAATTTCCCCACTTCAACCTGTTTGCTTTAGTAAGCTGTTTCAAGGTTTCAGCCACCGCATAACTATGGTCAAACAACCCGCCTTCATAATTTCCATGATGACTTTTGGCAGCGGGTGCTGTGAAAAAACCATTTCTTTTCAGCCATTCCATGAATTCAGTTGGGATATACTTACCCATCATAATTTCAAAATTTCCAATTCTATCTTCCAGTAATAACATCAATGAACACCATCCTTTTTCAGTTTCTTGAATATTTACTTTCAAGTTCTTGAACTCTGTTTGTAAAAAAATTTATTCAGTCATATCTAAATTAAAATCAACCTTGTAAGGTTCACCCAAAAGAACTTTTATTTTCAATTCAGAATCTTCAAGTCCAATAATCAGGATTCCATCATTGAAAACAGTTGCAAATTCATCACCATCTTCAATCTGTGCATCCGCACCATTTTCCTTTTTGAATTCTTCCGTTGCAAGTTCAATTGCCTTATTAAGTTTGTCCAGCATAATAATCACCTGAATTCCTTTCTGCTTTTCTTGTCCCTGATTTCAATTCTGCTGATAAGGTCAAACCCTGCCCAATCAATGATGAATTTCAAAACATTCAGCAAACTATGAACCTTTTTATCCAGTTCATTTTCTTCTTTGATTACATGCCCAATTGCTTCAAAAGCTGTTATGTCTTTGCATCCGCTGCTGTTAAACAGTTGATTCTTATTTGACATCATTCAGCATCCTTTCTTACTGGTATATCCTGCATTTCAGGGTGTTTCTGTTCCATGTAAATCGCATAACCAACATTCCACATGGCAGACCTTAAATGGGGTTCATCCTTCATTCCCCGCATGTAGCAGGATAAATGCCGAATTGCCGAATCAATCAAACTGTGAATAGGAATACCTTTTTCACAATTCCGTTCACCATATTTCAAAGCACCTTCTTCACAATGCTTTGCCAATTCATGAATTGCTTCCCAGGGAATAAGGTCATACCTTCCTTTGCCCTGGTGCATATCTCTGACTGCACCAGTTTCAAAGGTTGTGCGGTCACCGCTGTCTTTTATATCCATTATTCTTATTCCTCATTTCTAAAACATTTTGTGTAATAACATAAGCACAATTTTTACATATATCACTTGGATAAAATCCAATTCTACTTCCAACTGGAAGAAAATCTTCAATTCTGCCACTTACAGACGTTACAGACATTTCCCATGAATCATTTTGTTCCATTATTTCACCACAAATATCACACTTAACTAATTTCATTTTATTCAATCATCCTTTCTTAGAAAAATCCTGAACTTTTTGCCATTAACTTTCTTATCCACTATGTCAAAATTGAACTTCTTTTTAATTTGCTTTGAAAATTCAATGTTTGATAATGGTTGAAGATTGTTTTCCAGGCAATACTCCTGGTACCGTTTATAAACATCTTTGGTTGGTTCATTTTCAATTCCATCCTGACTAACTTCTTTGATGAAGCCAATGATGGGGTTGTTTGTTTCTTCATAGTCATCCAGTTCCTGTTGCACCCTGTTTGACTTGGCAAAACCTTGATTTTTGATAACCCTTTTCAACCCATCCAAACCAAGTTGAATCAAATATTCAATACAGTCCTGTTCCCGCAGTTCATATTTGATGTATGGTTTATAATCAGGATCATCCACACTGAACTTTGCATCAAAGGGAATGATGGTCAACCTTCTTTGAACCGCACCTGTTTTGTCCTTAATCCTGGGTATGTTATTTGCTGAAAACAACATCTTTGAATAGTTATTGAATTCAAAGGGGTCTTGTCCTTTGCGTTCAACACTGATTCTTTCACCAGTGACCAACTTCCTGAATACTGCTGCATTGGCAATGAATTCATCCCCTATGTCATCACCAATGTTGGCAAGTTTTCCAAACAGTTCAGCCGTTTTGAATCTGTCTCCCAATTCTTTCATGTCAAGGGAAGCAATGTTTTCATCCCCAAGCATTGTTTTTACCATGTCCAAGAAAGTTGACTTACCATTTGACCTGTCACCAATCAGGATGAAAGCCTTGCCCAATTCATTCCTTCTGTATAAGCAATAACCAACGGCTTCTTCAAGCAGTGACCGAACCTGATTATCTTTACAGGCAATTTTGTTCAGGGTACTATCAACCAGTTCTGAATAAGCAGCGGGGTTATAATCCCAATTGATTTTGTTGGTGATGATAATTTCAGGTGTGAAAGGAACAAATGTATCTGTTGCAATGTTGAAAACACCGTTTCTGAAGGCAATCATGCTGGCATCTGATGTTGGTGTGTTATCTCTTATTAAAAGGTTCAGGTATGACATGACTTCAGTTCTTTTTGCCCTGTTTAGGCTGCTAATGTGCTTTATCATTTCAGCTTCAATTTCAGCCTGTCCATCAATATACACACCGTCTTTATATAGGTGAAGTTGTCCGTTTATCTTGATTATGTGATTATTGTTCTTGATGTAGGTTGCAAATTTATCAAATAAGAAGTTTGTTCCTTTGAAGAAAATTGGCTTCTTAAAAGCATCATCCCGCAGCACCACATCAAGTTCAGATTCCTTCAGGGGAACTTTCAGTACATGACTGTTTATCAACCTGATGGTTTCCCTGGCTTCTTCAATGGTAAAATCAGAAGCTTGTAGGGTCAGAATATAATTAAATAACGCTTGGTTTCTACCATCGCCAGCTTCCATGTCAAGGAATTCTTGCTTTGAATTAACTGGAAATAACCATTTTGGAACTTCTTGATAATCTTCATGTGGTTCAATATCCCATTCAATGAATCGTTTTTCATTGTTGAACTTTAGAACTGAATACGAATTCTTATTTCCAACTTTAATGTCAGCAATCAAACCACACGCTAGTTGTTTATGTGTTCCACACTTATCAATACCATTATTTTTGAACAGGAAGTGTTTACCCCTAGTTGTTTTGTAAACCCTACAATTCAACTGCTTATCTTCCACTATGTTCATTAGCAATTCAGCCTGTTCAGCATCGTCAATATCAATCAGAATGGTTTCATCACCAAGAATTCCAGCATATTCAGGAAGTGATTGAACTTGGTCAATTGTTTTAAGGTCAGTTCTTCCTTTGAATTTTTCCATACAGCGTTTATCTTTTGTTTCAACATACCCTTTGAACAACTGCACGTTCAATCACCACCTTTTAACAATGATGGTTTCATATAACCACCCCAAAATCTTTCAGCCGTTTAACTGCTAGGTCAATATACCAATTCCTATCAAGTTTATTTGGTATCCCTGCCTGGTTCACATCCTCATTGATGAAGAAGCAGTGTTCAGGTGTATCCTGGAATTTTTCAGGATTTTTCTGAAGGTTTTTCACCTTAAAGATGCTGCCTTCTGATTCCAAGTTTGAAGCAAACACTCTGAAGCATTTTTCTTTTTGAATTTCACCACCGGTGAACACCTTGATTGTTTTTAGCTTTTTATCTTCATCACGAATCTTTTCTTCAGTGACAGTTGGACTGTATAAAGCATGTAAGTATTTGCTGCTGACCTTCACAATCTTTTGGAATTCCTTCAACTGTGAACAGTCATTGATGGTTTTTTGTGGATGCACCCCATGAAGTAAGTATTCCTTGACCGCTTTGTTGACAATCGGAAGGTCATAATCCAGGGAATCAAGTTTCTTGACATATCCACCCTTTGACTTGTAATCTCCTTCAAAATCAACAATTACATAGTTGTTTACATCCTTTTGAAAAATCTTCTTGTAAGAATCGAATTCAAGCTGCATCCTGGTTCTTTGTTCCCACTCATAACAAATGTCATCAATCACTTCATAGTCATCTTCTTTGAACAGCTTGATTATCAAACCATCAGTGTTTGACTGTATCAGTTGACAGTGACCTTCCAGCATTTCAATCAGGTCAAGCAGCAACAGTTGTCCACCCACGCAAACATTATTTGCCTGTCTTGGGTCATGAAGTGCGTTGTTCTTGTCCTTCATTGCCCCATAGGTACTGTTCAAAACAATCTTGTATGGTGCTTGCATTGGATTCTTTTCTGCCTTCAGTTTCAGCCTGGTATCTCTGATTTCCCTATACTTTGAAGGGTTGGCAATATTCCTGCTGCTGAAGCCGTATTCAATCATCAATGCGGGATAATAGGAAGCAACATCAATGTTGATGAAATAACCTTCCCCATTGTATTTGGGAATTGCACCATGTAACCCGCCCCAGGCAAACACATGGGGAACACCAGCCACATCCAATTCAAGTGTTTTGGAATAATCCCTGTTTATGGGATTTTTATACCAGTTCACAACTTCTTTATATTTTTGTATTTTCAGGGTTTCAGGAAATTCAATTTCAAATTCATCATTATGGCTTTTCTTGTTTGCCCCCAGGATGATTGCTGCAAGTTGTGCCTTGGTTTTGGATATATATGAAAGTGGTAACTTAAAAGCCTTCACCAAAGAAAGATGACTTTCAAATTCTTCCTTCCTTTGAATGAAAACTTCAATTGTTTGTTCAACATCATGCCGACAATATTTCACTGTTTCTTCTATTTCTTCATGGGTCAAAGGTCTATCAATATCAAACGGAACGCTGGATTCCCTGATGCTGTTACCCATGAACCCTTCAAGCTGCTTCAATCCATGAAAGCTTGTCATTATGTCATAGTTGTTCAAAGGAATCTTATTCAAAAGGCTTGAAAACATCCAACCTTGTTTACCAGTGACAATGATAAAATCATTGATTTTCTTGGCATCAAATCCACATAACAAACCTTTAAAAATGTACTGGTCATAGTTCCTGGAATTGTAGCCAACCCAAACATCACTTTTGTTGTTCTCATAAACTTCTTCAAGCAGTCCAATATCATTCACAACAACATGTTCAACTTTATTTGAAACATCAATGACCACCGCCAACCAATCATGCTTGAAAACTTCAAAGTCATAAAACAGCAACTTCACCACCCCTTTCTTTTTAATCTGGAAGGGGGAATTTATAAATTCCCCCTTCCAGGTTGTTAAATCACTTAGTCAACTTCATAAACATCAGTGATTTCATAGGTGCTGAAGTTTTTCTTTCCTGCACTGTATTTCAAGCTATATTCCAGCCTTCCATCAATGGCTTCAGCGACATCCATCAGCATTTGACCATACTGTGAATAGGTCTTGAATTCCACGTCAACCCCACTATCAAGAGAACGGATGAACTCATTAGCAATGTGAATCTGGAAACCTTGTGTGATGACCTGATTCATGAAAATCAAGCTTCCTTTGTATTCACCGGCAATTACCTTCATCCAGCAACTAACCATAGGGTCACCAGCCTTGGATTCAACCAGTTCAAGTTTTTCAATTCTCACTTCATACTGACCATGCTGAACTTCTTTGAAGCTTGCACCATTTTCTGATGCTTCCTTGACATCCTTTGCCAATCCTTCTGTATCAATTGCCTTATCAAATTTATCCCATGCGTTTGCCATAATTTTCACCTATTCCTTTCAAATTTGGTTTGAAATTAACTTTTCAATTTCATCAAGCAACTTGACCATTCGGTTTTTATTAAGTCGCTTTTCGTTCAGTAATTGTTTTGCTTCCTTAATGCTGTCAAGCAGGTCATTGAAGCATCTTGTGTTACTTTCAAGGGAAGCTTCATAAGATTCCAGGTCAGTATTAACCTTTGCTTGGGTGTAATCTGCTTCTTGGATGATTTCAATTAACTTCTGTTCGGCATCACTTCCAAGCTTTTCATATATCAACCGCTTGAAATCATCCCTTGAAAATAGAACTTCCATTGAACCATCAGGTAAATACAAAGTATCTGCCATTACTCACCCCTTCTTTTCCTTATTTTCTTTTCAGCAACAGGGGTTTCTGAAGGAATGATGACCTGTTCACCGCCAACAACTTCATCACCATGGGAAGGTGAAACAGATTCATCAAGTTCAGTTTTTTCTTCCGTTTGTTCAACTTCTTGAACTTTTTGGGCAGAAAAATCCCCTTTTTGGCTTTCTCCAACATTATCAGGGTCAGGGGTTTCTTCTTTTGCTTTTCTCCCCTTCCTGTTGCTTCCTGAATCGGATTTATTACCATTTGCTGGTGTTCCTTCAGTTTGAGAAGTTGAACCATTCCTGTTGCCACTGGAAGCCTGTGCATTTGCTTCTTCATAAACTTTCATCAATGCTTCCCAGGACAAAGGAATTTTGGTTTCTTTAATGCCCTTTAACCTACCACCGCCAAAGATGACTTCATTTGACTTAAAATTCAAGGTTCTTGTTCCATCATCTTCAACAACCACCCTGGCAACAATATCAACCATACCAGCAACCTTGTTGGCAATTGCATCCTGAATGTTGGGGGAAATCCTGGTGATATTCTGACCATTTTTCTTGGTGATGTCTTTGGACACATCTTCATGAGAAACAACGATGATATTTTCATAATCAAGATTGAACAACCTTCTGATGGTTGATAGATATTCAGTCTTGATAATATCCCAACCCTTTCCATAACCGGAATCTGATTCATGTTGAATGCCCATTTCATCATATTTGAAGATTCTGCACATTTCCCTGGTATCTTCAAGAAGGTCAACTATGATGGTTCTGAAGTCGTTCTGTTTCTTTTCAAGTTCACCAATTACATCTTTGAATACATCCCAGGCAAATTTTCTTTTTGTTATTCTACCTTCAACAGTCACTTCATCTTTTATTGGCACATACTGCATGGTAACAAATTGGATGTTTCCATCAGTGTTCAGGTTCAGCGGTTCAGGTGCATCATCAAGCATTGTTGTCTTTCCTGAAAATGATGCCCCATAAATCCAAATCTTTCTTTTAGCGGTTTCACCAATATTTCTTCTTTGATTTTTCGGTAATAACATGTAATCAATCCCCTTTTCACAAAATTCCTGGTATTCACACCAGTTGCATAAATAATTTGGGTCTTTTGGGAAATCTTTTGCTTCCAACACTTTTTTGATTCCAGCATAGAATTCAATAACTTTATTTGGATTGAATTGAATTTGAACAATATTGACTTCTGACTTTTTAAGTTCTTCCATTATTCTGATTCTGAAGGTTCTCAAATCTTCGGTTTTCTTTTGCTTGATTGCAACCTTTGGAATAAATACGAAGTACATGTTCCGAATTCGTTTTGAAGAATTCTGTTCAATGAAATACTTGTATTCATGAAGCTGCCCTGATTCCATGTAATTCCTTACATTGTTGGAATACTTGAAATCATACAAGTCATAAATGTTCTTTTCTCCATCCACTGGAACAAGTAAATCTGAATACCCAATGAAATCTGATTTCAGAATCTGTTGTTCATAAATGCCTTCAGGAAGAACTTCCCTGACTTTGGTAATCAGATATTCCAGTTTCATGACTTCATTCACATGGTCATCATCAATCACTGGAAAGCTATCATAATAGGCTTGAATTCCTGCTTCAACACCCTTTTCAATACCTGTGTGCAAAGCTGTTCCAAGTATCAAGGCATTGGCTGCATCCGTTGGGTCTATGGTTTTGATTCCGTCAAGATAACGCATTTTGTACTTGAATGGGCATTTTTCAAAGCAGTCAAGCCTGGAATGTGAGAATTGCACTGTATCACCCCTTTCACAATTTTTTTAAATTCTTCAAACCCTTCAGGGTAAAGAATTATTCCAATTCCGTTTGCATCATTGGTCACTATGATGTTGTGTTCCTGAAGTTCTGATGGGTTCCCATTGGAAGCCTTTAGTTCAACTTCAAAATAAATTCCATTGATGCAGCATATCAGGTCAGGAATACCAGCCTTTTGAAACCCGCCACCCCAAATTTTTATGAATTTTATTGGGTTTTCTTCCTGCTTCAGTTGGTTCAACCAACCTTTGACTTTGTTTTCAAATTGCTTTTCAGCAGCCATTACTTCACAACCACTTTGACATAAGCAGACTTGTTTGAAGTCTTGGAACATTCTTCATAGATTTCAGGGTGCTTTTCTTTCAACTTCTTGGAATCAACTGTTGTGGCGGTTGTTGCTGCAACATAGGTGATGTTCAGGATGTCACTTTCAAACTTTTTGATATTGCAGGTTTCCATTGCTTCTTTAAGCTTGGCTTTCAGGTCTGCTTCTTTTTCTTCCAATTTCTTTTTAGTAATACAGACATCGGCAATCAATTGAATCAGTGCCATTTGTCCCTGTTGGAATAATTGCATGTTTGCTTCACCGTCATCAATAATTGAATCACCACATTCTGAAGGAATCAGTTCACAAGCTTCTTTACATTGGTCTTTTTTTTCACACTCAAAGCAACATCCATCAAAACAATCATTTGGGCATGAATTTTTGCATTTAATCATTTTCGCTTTCCCCTTTCACAATAAAAACATTTCTATAAGATTCACTAACTTTTTGAGCTTCTTCATGGGTTTGGCAGTAAATATCAATCACTTTATTGTCATACTTTTTCAGAACCCAATCAGCAACCTTGTCTTGAACCACATATTCACCAAGTCCTTCAATATAAAGCTTTGTGCCTATTGGGAATGGTGCTGCAATTGAAACCCCAGGTGTAAGTTCAACCCCGCCTGAACCGTACACAATCCCATTTGGTCTGTTCTTTGCCCAAATTCCACAACATTTCTTGCAAGGACAATATCCAGTAATTCTGTATTCGCCAATTGGTTCAAGTTGCTGAACTTCTTTGGTAAAAAAATTTGTCTCTGCTTCAACTTTTTTAGGCTGCATAAGCAATGCGGTTATTCCCGAACCAATCAATGCTGCTATTACCAGGGTGACAACCCAAAAGGTTATGAACCTTTTAAAATTTATCTTCATAGGCTTTGAATAATTCATCAGTATAATCCTTTCTCATTTCCAGGGTTGAAAGAATACTTTCTTCCACACTGTCAATGCACATCATTAGATAATAAAAGCACCGTTGGTTTTGACCAATTCTGTGAACCCTTTTCTTTGACTGTTCAAACAGTTCACTTGATTGTGGAAGTGTGAAGTATATCACCTTGTTTGCTTTTTGTAGATTCAATCCCATTGCACCAGCTTGGTATTGAACGAAGGTGATTGAATTATGATTTTCTTCATAGGCTGTCAAATCTTTTACTGAACCATTTATGATTGAAATAGGTCTTTCAACCAGCTTCATCAAGGCATCCAGTTCATCATTGAAGTTATAAAACACAATCAATCTGTCATCTGTTGAATCAACCAAGTCCTTGAAGGCTTCCAGCTTATTGGGGTTATAGTGACCGCATAGCATCCTGGCATATAACCTTTTGGTCAGGGCAGTATCACCAACCAATTCTTTACCTTGAACAGTGATGATTCTGCTTCTCATGAACTTTCTGTATTCCTTGGTTGTTCCAATCATGACCTTGTTGAATACCTGTTCAGGAAGTTCAATCACTTCTTCAGATTTCATGAAGATTGCCCCATGTTCCCGCAGCTTCTGCTTCAGCCTGTCAACATTTTTATAACCAACCACTTCCTTTCTAAAGAACCCACCTTCTTCTTCAACCCATTTTGTTTCAATATATTGCTTCCAGTAAAGTTCTTTCGTTATATTCCATCCAAGCAGGTGAAGTTGTGACCATAGATTTTCATATTTCCCTGCTGTGGGTGTTCCTGATAGTAGAATCACATTGTCAGGTTGCGTTTTAAGCACGAATTTTGACCTTTTGGCAGTTTCATTCTGTATCATGGATGATTCATCCAACATAAGTGTAAAGTTACGCATTTGAAGCAATTCTGACCGCCTGAATATCAAATCATAGTTGATGACACCAATAATTAAATATGGATACAAATTTTCTTGCTGATAAGTTTGACCAGTCCATTCATCTTCAATGAAATATGGTTTTGTTGCTTTTTTTGCTTCAGATATAAACCTTTCAAGCTGTTTTTTATCTGTCAAATCAAAAATCAAATCTTCACAACAAAAGTCTTTCTCATGATTTGCATAATGGATTTTGAAATGTTCAATCCAATCTTCAATTTTTGACTTTTGACAAATTACAAGATTTACATTTGCATTTAATTGAATTACTTTTTCAGAACCAACAAAGGTTTTACCCAAACCCATATCCAAGTAATATGCAACCCTGTTCAATCCTTGGGTGTCATCCAGTGCTTTTTGTTGGTGTGTAAATAGCTGAAACATTATTTCACCTTTATTCCAGTGAGTTGTTCAAATTTTTCAGCATTGAAATTGGGAATTTTATTGATTATTCCTTTTTCTGTCTTGTTCAGTGAATCCCACCAAGTAAGGAACGCTTTGTCAGTATCGCAAACCTTCAGATAACCGCCTGTAGTTTCATGTTCAGGGTGTGCAGCCTTTTCTTCATCTGTCATATCGCTTGCACATACCCATTCATTTGGTCTAAAATCAATTCTTCTTAGCAAGTAATAAGCATCACTGTTTCGCCATTCTCTAAGGGTCAAATCTGATTCAACATCAAAGATTCTAATTTTGTGTTCTTCAGTGCAGAAGCATCCAGATTCATAATCTGAAATATTGAAATCTCCTGAACAAAAGTCACCTTGGTTGCAATCGCCGGTGTTCCAATCGCCGGTGTTCCAATCGCCGGTGTTCCGGTTGCCGGTGTTGCAATCGCCGGTGTTCCAATCGCCGGTGTTCCGGTTGCCGGTGTTGCAATCGCCGGTGTTCCAATCGCCGGTGTTCCAATCGCCGGTGTTCCGGTTGCCGGTGTTCCGGTTGCCGGTGTTGCAATCGCCGGTGTTCCAATCGCCGG